AGGCAAGCAACGATCAGGGTTACTCTTATCTTTTGAAGTACCACATTTACCTTTGATAGAGCCATCTGATCCAATCCTAACCCAGTCCTGTTTCACCCATTCTTTAAGCTGACCCATTACTTGCCCTTTGACTTTTTACCTTTTAACACGCCTTTAAGGGTTTTAGCTTGACCAGCATGTAACTTAGACGCCTTATTAAGACCTCTAACAACTTTTTTAACTTTTGCTCTGTTTTGCTTGGAAAGCATGGTTATTTACCCTTTGATTTCTTAGCGTAGTTGGGATCTTTACAATACTTTGAGGCTGCCATGTTTGCATACGCTGACGGGTATGTGTCAAATGTGCGCTTGGCCCACGCTTTCCCCTTGGGACAGATCTTACCACCACTTTTTACCTTGCCCCCTTTTTTCATGCGAACAACGCTGCTTTTACGAGTTGGGCACTTTCCTGCACCTAAATTTACTGCACTTGTCATAGTAACCTCTGCAAAAATGGAGCAATAATAACTAAACCAACAATCCACCAAAGCCTTTGATCTAACTTTGTCATATTAGCCTTCTGGTCGTCAAGAAGCTCTTCAATACGCTTGTATCGAAGATTGCACTCTGCCTCATGCTTGGCTAGCTCCGCCATAACCTTGGCGGCTGTGATTGTTTCTTTCTTTACCGGCATTTCCAACGCTTCCTTGCTTGACGCAAACGACTATTTGGATCTTTAGCCGCTTTAGGGAATTTCTTCATCTGACCTTCGGAACGAGCGCAATAAGACTTACGGCGTTTTGCATCTTTACTACCGGGTTTTACTTTACCAGTGACCGCCGTTTTCAGCTTACTGCCGGGATTTTTACGCCTATACGCTTTTACTCCGGCATCGGTCATTCCCGCCCCAGCTTTTGTAGGACGGAAATTTTTCTTGTTACGTTTTGGCATCGTAGCTTTACGAGGGGCCATCTAATTACTCCCTACGCATACTTCTTACGCATGTATAACAAGATCGTGTAAGTGTCCGCAGAAGTGTGACCGACAGTTGTAAATAAAACATCTCCTGTTTTACCACTGCCTGAATTATTAGTTAAACCGCCAAAAGAGTTATAATCGTGATGACCACTTTGGTTCTCACCTAACTCAATACAGAAAGCGTTAGAGGTAGCATCAAACAGAATTTGAACTTTCATCCCATTACACTGCCACCAAATACGTTCTATGACGACTTCACTACACGCAACACCGTCTAAACTACTGGATAGAGCCGATACATCTACCTTCTTTACAGCGGATTCACCGGTTCCGTCAGAGACGTTGGTAAACTTCATAACAGCATGTTTAGGGCCGTCAATCAGAGTTTGTGATGTTACTGCATCAGCCATTTAAAACTCCTTTAAAAGGAAAGGGAGCAAAACTCCCTTTCTATGAAATTAATTACGCAATCTGAACGTACTCAATAATGAACGTGAACGAACCGGCTGTTGTCGCATCGACCGTATTGGTGATGTTACAGAAAATAGTTCTTTCTGTGTCGGTGTACTGTACAGAAGCTGGGGCTGTTGTGCCATCCTGCGTCTGAAGAACCAGTGCTGTTACAGTTACGTTGTGAACAACAACGGTTGTGCCACCATCAAGTATTTCATCAGTCTGAGCCGCAACAATTTGTGCGCCAGAAGAAGAAGTACCAACTTCGTAACCAATATCGCCTGTTCCAATAACTGGAGCAACGTCACAAAAGATTTTAATGTCGGTGATGATCGTGTTAGCTGGCTGTGTGAACTCACCAATAGCTGGGCTGTCACCTGCTGTGGTATTTACAGTAACACCGGTGGCAAAACCAACATGCTTTATAAATTTATTGGTGAAAATACCAGTAGAAGCAACAGATGAGGTTTCTGTTACCGCACCTGTAGATGAGTTTTTGTTGATAACCTTAAAACCATTTTCGGAGCGTACCGCTCCGCTGAAAGTAGTTGTAGCCATTTCATTCTCCTGTCTTGGCTAATGTCAGCCACAGGATGCGGCTGTCAGGAATTAAAAAAACTATACAATAAAAAAGAGCGGCTGTGAAGCCGCTCTTTCTAATCTCTACGGGAGAAGAGATATTAGGCTGCGCCCGGTGTTCCAAACACTGAACGCCAATCAGAAACGCCGAAGCTATAACGCTCACGGGCCTTGAACC